CCCATTACATAATTAAATTGGATAGTATTCTCTTGCTTGCCAGTTTGTGGCATATACTCAGGACCTTGACCGACTTTAAGATCGTCCAAAGTCCCTTGAGTTATACCTCTATCATTAAACCATTTCTCAACTTTATCCTTAATTGGAGAATATTTTGTTAATGGTGGTTTAATATAGTCTTTGTTACTACTACCTTTACGCTGAAAGGTGTGTAGTTGAAAAGATGAGTTACAATTATGACAAGTTCCGAGACCACGTTCCCAATCATAAGAAGCACATTTAAGTTTCTTATTTTTGGGTTTTCTAGTGTGCGAGCACAAAGGACATATCCCTTGTTTTTTCCCTGCTTCTAGACTATATTGATTGAATATATCAATCGTGAATCCATTAATCTCTGTTGTCTGCATTTAATTTAATTTAAAATGGTAAATCATCGTTAGCTACTGGTGCTGCTTTAGGCGCTGATTTAGCTTGGTCAAAGCTTCCTGGAGAAGGAAATGTTCCATTACTCCATACAACTCTAACATTACCTAAATAAGTCTTAGCAACTTTAGCTTCTCTTTCTTCTTTAGTTTGGTCAACGATAATAGGTCCAAAGTTTCCGAATTGGTCTTCTTCATCGTTAACAGTTATTGATATTGGTATGTATTTACCTTTTTTACCTTGGATAATCTTATCTTTAGGTATCATATTAAGGTTAATACTTCCTTTTACTATTCCTGCCATATTATACGTATTGATTAATTTGGTTAAACATTCTTGCTAACTGCTCTTTTGTAGCATTAGTAGTTCTTCTTATATTATCTACTGCTTTAACATGATTCTGGTTTGTATAAAAATTATTTACACTAGTTTCTAATCCTGTTACACTACAAATTTTTGTTTGGTTTTTTCTGGTTCTTGCCATATTATAAGGTTTTATTAATAAAATATTGCTTTGGATCGAAACCTTCTTGCTTATAAAATAATCTATAAGCTTCCACTGCTCGTTGGACTTTGTCTTGACCTTTAGCATAAAATTCTGGTGAGCAATCGAATATACCTAGTTGATGAGTATTTTTATCTATTACAATAAAAATCATTTCATAACCAAATAATTCACTATAAATATAAGCTTGAGAATCGTAGTTAAATTTAGAAGCAGACCATTTAAATTTTTGAATATCACTAGTAGTCTTTAAATCAATTACTAGTTTTTCATTATGATTTACAATATCTGCTTTACCTTTCCAAACTTCGCCCTCAATTACTTTAATCTCTGGTGTTTCATATTCTGTATTACTATCTCGAATCATTGCTTCACATACTTTATTATCTAACATTTTGTCAGTCATAAGTTCTATTGAATCTACTTCGTGTTGTAATAAACATAATTCTCCACCAGACATCTCTTTATAAACTTTAGTATTCCTAGTTGACGAAGGTATAACCTTGTACTTTTTCAGTTTATCTGGTTCTAGTATAGCGGTATGAAAGTATCCGCCAACTAAGAATGCAGGTCTCTGTTCAGAGGCCTTTCCTAAAGCTAAAGGATTTGTAAGTAAAGTTGAAATGTCTGAATTACTAAGATACTTCTTACCAAAGTCTCCATAATAATGCTTATCATCTCGTAACTTCTTAATTACATCTTCTTTTTTCATTAGAGAGTTTTTAGTTCCTGTTCTAATGCAGGAGTTAATTGATACTTCTTTTTGATAGCTTCTATCTTACCGCCCGATTTAACGTAATCTTTTGCCTTCTGTATTTCTACATTAGTCATTTTCTTACCATGGGTATTAGTAGCATCACTATCTTGAGTATCATCAATTAGGAATAAATTTCCTAATGCGTATTTCTTCCCGTAACTCGATGCAGCACCAAATCGTTGAGGCATTTGCATGCCTTTCTGATCTAAGTCAACTCCTACTACTGCTGTAGCATTAATTGTTTCTTTACCATCAGTGATAGTAGCTGTAGTTTTAATAACAGGTAAACCTATATCTTCTATAAGTTCCTCATTAATAACTACTGATACTCCTAACTCTAATAGAAAGGGTTTTGTTGCTTCGAGAATGTCTTCGGCTGACCGGAAGTAATACTTACCGAATGAGTTAAATCTACTTTTCTTCGATTTAAACTTTGTCTGAATTTGTGATAATTTTTCGTTAATGGTCATATTATTATAATTACATATTATTTAATTAATTTACATATCTAACCTAAAGATAATCAAGCACTTGGGAGTGGTCTACATTATTTATAAGTTTCTGTACAGCTTGTCTTTTTAGCTCTGAAACTCTAACGTAACTACCTACTCCATCAATCTTTAATGCGGCTGCAATTTCTTTAGCAGAATGCTTATCACAATCTAATCCATAACTTAATCTTAATACTTCATATTCATTAGTATCTAAATGCTTAAGCATTAAACTTTTTAAATACGCGTTCATAAGATGAATATTATATGGCTCAGATTTATCTGGTATCTCATTAAACATATTGTCGTCATTAAATTGAGCATCTATGCTTAAGAATATAGAGTTAAAAAACATTGAAACCATTTTTTTATCTTTAGTGTTTCTTATTTCATTTAATTTATGCTCAGGTATTCTTATATTACCTCTTAATGCATCAATCTTTCTTCTAATTGCTCCTTTAATTCTTTTACTAAAGAATGATTTTAATGTTTTTTCTTTATCCTCTGATTTATTAAGAGTTTCCCAATCTAGTTTATCTACTGCTCTAGTTAAACCAGCTCCTCCTTCTTGTAACAAATCCATTATAGTTAAAATACCTGATGCTTGATCGCTAGTTGAAAACTTACGACCCATAGTTTCTACTAAAGGAGAAAACTTAACTATAAGTTCATCTCTAGTATATTTATGATAATCAGTTCCATGATCAGGTAAATTCTTTAAAGATTCTTTTAAATCTTCTTTATACCTGATATAGTTTAATACACTATATTTTTTCATTTCTTCTCTTTTTTTGTTTTTTAAACTCTTTTATTTTAGTTCGTATACCCATGAAATCAGTATACATTAAATGATTATATAATTTTCTTTGTGTCATTTATATCTTTTATTATTGAGACGGTCATAAAGTTTGTCTAATAAGATCCCCGCCACCTCTTCGCTGATCATATTGTCGTGATATAGTTGCCATATTAATTTACTCATAATTTCTTAAACATTTAAATTGTGGATGTCTATAACTTCCAGCTTTAGTTCTTTCGAAATAAGTAAATGTAGCTCTCTCTCCAATATATTTATCTATATTTTTTAATATATCTTTAAGGTCTTTGTATGTATATCCTTTACCAGGAGGACATCCAAATTCTATACCTTCATCATCTTGCATAATAAATTTACCAAGAGTTCCTTTACGTTTTCCTTTACCAACATCATATCCTATGATTAAAGCTTCAGAATCACTAAAATCTTTAAACTTCATTAATCCCCAAGATCTTCCATGTTTATATGGTGTATTAGTTCTTAATATAGATCCTTCATATCCCCATTCATTTACATTTCTTTCATGAATATTCATAGCTTCTCCAAAGTCATTAACTTTTAGAGTATATACATATTTAATAGTTTCAGAATATATATTTGAAGTACATAAGTTGTCTATTCTTACTTGGTATGGTTTAGCAGCTCTTTGTTTTTTGCTTGTACCATCTAAATAATCATAAACGTGAAACTGTATTTTTTTAGCAGCTTCTTTTCTATGCTCTTTTGTTGGTTTCTGTTTTCTGACTAGTGATATTATCTTTTCAAAGTCATTTTTTAATTCGTGATTATATAGTTCACCATCTAATACCATCCAAGGACTAGTCTTGAATAAAGGTTTTAGTTGTTTTTCTATATGTTGGACATTCATAAATTGTTTTCCTGTTCTAGAAAATGCTCCATCTTTTGTAAATAGACAACGTACGCCATCTAGTTTTGGTTGCATCCAAACAGGTTCATTCCAATTTATTCTATCCTTATCTAGCTTATGAGCTAGCATTGGTTTTATCTTCATAATTTCCCTAATTTAGTTTCTATTCTATTTATTTTATTTTTAATTATTGCACATTTCTCATACTGCTCCTTTTCTAAATAAGAACTCAAAAGAGTCATTAATCTAGCTAATTCAGCTAATAATTCTTCTTCTGTTTCATCAGGTTGAAAAGGATTAGATTGTACAATAAACGAGTCTAATAGTATACTAGCGACTCTTTCTGCTAGTTTGTTTATTTCGTCATCAGTCATATTATCTGTTTTAATTAGTATTATAATTCGTTTGTTTATAATCTATGTAAAAACCTATCGCTACAATAATATTCATGCCTATACTACTTAAGATCTCGTATAAGTCATGAAAATTATGTATTGATAAGTGGATGTGTCCTACTATCCAAAATGGGATAGCTAATTGCTGACTTATCCATATCAGCGTAAATTTTATAAATTTTCTCATGTAATTTCTTTTTTAAACATGTGATTATATAATTATATTCATTATAAATATGAAATATTTATCTATGATTCTTTGGGAGTATATTTATCTATGAGTTCCTGTGGTGTCCCTACAAATATACACTTCTTAGTATATACCTTATAAATAGCTATATATACAGGTTTTCCTTCTTTAGGAAATATAGTATAAATATAATCTTCATCTCCTCCTCCTCCTTCATGAGGACGTAAATATATATCTCCCACATTATCTTTAAAATGTCCTACTAGTTGTGCAGCTAGACATCCTGTACCATTAGCATGAATACCCATTTTAGGTAGTCCACCTAATCCATTTATAATTTTAAAATCTTTTAAGTAATGTGCTAATTCTAATCCATGTCCATCAGGATAACCATCATAGTGACGATATATAGTTACCCACGCATCTTCATAATGTTCATGTCCTTTGTTATATGCTATACCTTCTTGTCTAGGTATAACTCTTGTTAAACTTCTTGTTCCCATAATTTTATTTTTCTAAGCCATCGTTAAAGATAATAATGATCGCTATACAAAACATAGCAAACATACCTAAAACAAAGACTGCTTCTAATTCTACACTCATTTTATTTAATTTAGACGCGGGAGTAGGATTCGAACCTACGACCTCGAGCTTATGAGGCTCGCGAGCTGACCAACTGCTCTATCCCGCAATATTTTGGGTGATACTGTGCACGTATCCACGCTTTCATAATTGTACTAAGTGAACATCTTGCCTAAGCTCAGAACGCAAAGTCACAATTGGGGTCTAGTGTCTAACTCATTAACCTGACTCATATTTACCAGGTTGAGAAATTTGTAGTTTTCCGCGTATCCGTTTAGTAACTACTACACTATTCCGTCCTTCGTGTTTTAACCCATGAGGACTTACATCTGCTTTGAACCATGTAGGTGCATCAATGCCTCTTATATTTTAGGTGTGCTCGTACGTCTTGTCTCAGGTCGAGTAACGGCACCGCACGCGTGCCCACACCTATATATTTTACCGACTACTGTCACTGCGACTGGCTTTGTACAATTGATACCTCAAGGAAGCCAAGACGTCGACTTATCTGTTAGGTAATCGGTAAGGTGTAAGATTGCTTCATTGAAAATTCCTGAGTTCATAACGATCCCTCACCAGTTCATTTCAATACTGTTATTCTTACTACCTAGTTTAGTGGACGTGGCAGGATTCGAACCTGCGTTACCATGACTCGGTTGGATTCAGTGTAATACACTTCCGTAATGCCTAAAAAGGACACACATACACTTACTGTTACCACGTCTCGGTCAATACCTTATCACGCCCATATGAGACAGTGTTTCGGAACAGGTAGTTTCTAGAATTATCATTTATACCGTTTTCTGTTTTGACGCACCCCGATCGATTCTAATGCCCCGGTAATCGCCTAACGTGACCTGTATGCCACTGTCTCTATTTAGTAACTAGAAGAGGAATCGAACCTCTTTACTCGTCAGTAGTTATTGGGATAATCAGCGCTCTGAGGAATACTCCCGCCGAGTCTTATGCCTTCTCCAATATCCAAACCTAGTTATCGGTTGTAGTAATCAGCTCGTGAAAACGTTTACTGATTCAACCACAACCTACCAACCTCGGGTCACTCATATCGTCCGGTCACTCTATTTCAAGTTCGTCAGATAGCGGTGTGCCTCCGGTGGTGGTATTAATCTAATAATACCATATATGCTTTAGAGTTATGTTCTCTAAACCAACTTAATCCTTTTTGATGTAAATCAATATACTCATCATTCCACCCTTTTATATCACCCATAATAGTAATACCCATTATTAAATCATACATAGATAGTTCTTCTGCATTTAATTCATATCTTTCTCCACTAAATGGATTTGTTACAATATCTCCTATTTCATAGATAGTTCCTTTAAACCATTTAGGTAGTTTATTCTTCGTCTGTTTCCCACTCATATCCTTCATTTATTAATTCGTTTTCAATTTCTTCTTTTTGGTCATTCCAATAATCTTCATATACTTCAGTTATCGCGTCTTGATAGTTATATTCGTCCATATAATGTTCATCTATATGAATAGTTAAACCATCTCTAATACAATCAGGTAGTTTTTCAAACCAATCTGATTCGTAATAGTATACATCTTGTTCAAAATAAGGCTTTTGTTCATCTTCAGTGGCCATATAGACTTCATATCCATCAGCTGTACTCATAACAGTGAAATACATATTCGCATATCCCCAATCATGTCTAATCTCAGAATCAAAATACTTTAGTATTATCTTTTGCATCTCCTCAACTTCGATTTCTCCTGGGTATGCAATACCTTTTTCATTTAATTTTTTAAGAATTAAATCCTCTGTTAATATTTTTTCTTTCATTTTATTAATTATTAAATAGTTTAGTTCCAAATCTCCAATCAGTACTATCCCACTTATAATAGTTAATATCAGCCCATAGAGTTAAATCTCGCATAGTTCCAATACTTAATTCACTGTATAAATGCTTATTATCTAATTCATTATATAAATCAGTGATACTTAAATCGTATTTATCTCTATTATTTTCTAGAGCTTCAACGATTTCTGGTTTTAATTGTTCTAGTAATGTTGTCATTTGTTTATTTTTATTATCTGTCTTTATTCGTATTATAATTCGATTTATAATTTATTAAATTATTATTAATAGGTTTATCTTCTGATGTTACCATCCATTCACAATTTTTTAAGTTATGTCCTGATTCAGTTAAGAACTCTTCACACGCTTCATGGTCAGGATTCCAATCATGAGGGTATGTTTCAAAGTGATTCCCACTAATCTTATATCTATATATCTTACCATCTCCAAAATCTAATACCCATATGTATTTAGCTATTGTAGGTTTTATTTCTCCGTCTTCCACCATTTGGTCATATTTTTTTCTTGAATCCATTTTATTTATTTAAGTAGTTTCGTTTATAAAATTCTAGCATATAATTTAATCTAGCTAATCCTGAATAGATCTTAGCTCTTGAGATTGTTATATATGTTTTAGTTTCTAATCCTTTATCAGTTAAGAAAACCCATTTCTTTGTTCTTTTATATTGAGGATTTAGTTGATAGTTAGATGAGCAAGAGTTTTGATTTCTTACATATCCTGTTTTAAATACTGCTAATCTCAATCTATCTTTCTTCTTCCATTTCTTATGAGCAGATACAGGAAATTCAAATTCCCTTGTACCATTCTTAGCCTGTCTTTGCGTAGTTACTTCTCGAATACCATATTCGATTAGTAATCTTCTTGCGTAAGCATTCTCTAATGCTTCTTGTTCTTGTCTCCAATTCATAATTTATTAATTTAGAGAGCATAGCGGGAGTCGAACCCGCGCCTTAGTACCGTAGTATGCTCTGTTGTCTATATAGACCTATAAGTTATATGATTGTCAGTGAATTTCCGTGAGTGATAGCAATTCTAATTAACTTATTCTTGTATTTCTCCAAAGATAATTATCTCAATATCTTGCCAATTATAACAAGATTTCTTTGGAAAATTTAGTGCTCGAGCCTCTATATCCCAAGCTTTATTTATATTTTCATCCCACAATCTCTGGTCTATTTTGTAAAATGTAAAGAATACACCACAAAAGAAACTAAATCCTGCTATCATAAAACTATAAAATAATCTTTCTATATCAATTTGTTTCATAATCCTTTGCTCCAATGGTCTTTATCTATTACCCAAGTTAAACCTTTATAGTTAAACCATTGATAAATACCTTCTTTTTCGTCTTTATATTTAAATCCAAATCTTGGAGGTAAATCACCAATTAAATATCCTTTGTATTTAACTTGATAACCATGTTGATTCTCTAATTTAAGAGTTGTTTTACTTGTAAATTTAATTCTATTCATATCTATTTTTGTATAAATTTATTTATTACTTTATTTTTTATATCTTCATACAGTTCACTACTATTTATATCACCTAAATCACTATATTCTAATTCTTTTTGGATTATAAAATTCATCGCTGTATTCACCTGATCATGAACTTCATTTGAAATTCTATCTATTTCTTTAGTTACACTCATAATTTATTTATTTATATTTATATTGAGTTTATTATATTATCTAGCTTTAATCGTATTATAATTCGATTAATCTCCAGTATAATTATCCCATCTACTCTTACTCGCATAGTATTCTGCAATAGAATTATGCTGTAATTCTTCTAATTCTTTATAATATTCAGAGTTTATCATCTTATCATCTCTCCATACTTCTACGTTTTCACGTATCGGAGATGAATAAGTTTCATTCTTTATATTACATCTAAACCATTTCTTGTTGGGAAAACAAGGATTTGTATATTCTATTATTCTACTCATTTTATTATTATTTTACCAACCTCCGAAAGTTATAGTTGGATTGTTAAACATTAAGTGATATACTACCATTGTCCACCCAGTGACAAATAGTGTAGTAAGTCCGATTAGTACAGTTTTCACTGTGTATTCTCCTAGTTTTATTAAAACATAGTGTACAAATTTTCTTTTATTCATTTTATTCAAATTTATTTATTAAGTTAGTTATTTCGTTTATTTCATCTTCGGTTAAAATATAACAATACTCATATAAGAATTCATCTAGTGACATTTGTTCTAACATTTGACGGTTCTTATTTAAGTGTTTTAAATGTTTATTTCTCCAATCATAATACTCATCTTTATTATATTTCTCAATAATTTCATCCATGAGTTCTATCGCTTGTTCGTGTAAATCTTTCATATTTATAATTTATTTATTATCATTTCATATAAGTAATCTTGTATGATTTCATTATATTTCTCTTTACAGTCAGTTTCTTCATTAAATGGAAACTTCTCTTTTATTTCTTTTATTAATAAAGAATGAATTAATTGGTCATATTTCATATTTATTTATTTTTTACAAATTTCTTTAATTCTTCGAAAGATAAATCTCCATCGAGATACATTATCCAGTAATCTAACTTATTATATTTTATTTCAATAAGTTCATTATTTATCCATTTAGTCATAATTATTTATTTAGAGTTAGTTAATATGAAGAGAATCGAACTCTTCCTGGTTCCAAAATATTAATTTAAGAGTGTTGTTTACTGTACTTCGACAACATCTCTTACTACAACTGGTACATTAGTTGAAGAAGTATAAGAATTATACTTTACAAAACAAGGTAGAGTGTTTAACTTATCTTTCATAATTTCATATACTTCATCATGATTATAAGTTACTTTTTTACCATTTTTGAATTCAACATTTATAGTTGTGTTCTTACCGATTAATGATTTTCTTATCACAAATCTTTTTAAATTTAATTGAGTCATAATTTTTAATTTTAATTTAGTTATTATTTATTTTATTTATTTTTATTTAATTAATTAGTTATTAATTAGTTACATTTATATTATCTAATACAATTAGTATTATAATTCGTAATTGTAAAAGTGTATATTTGTTTATATTGTGACAAAGTGTCATAGGTATACGACAAAGTGTCATAGTGTGACAACTTGTCATATTATAGTTTATCAACTTTAAAAGAAGTTATATTTTTAAAATCAATATCAATTTCAATAAGAAATTGTAATAATTCATTATCTAATATATTAGTCTCATGAGTAATATATAGAGGATCATCGTTTTTAAAATTGAATGTAAATTCGTAATTCATAGTTATTATTTTATTAATTTAAATGTTGATTGAGTGTAATATGATTTGGATAATAGTTTAATAACATTGTCCAAATCTTTATTATTAATTATTAATATATTATTTATTATATTAAAGGAATAATTTAATTTATTAGAATTAAATAATAAATTATATATTATTATTTTATTTGATTTAATTATTTTTATATAGTTATATTTCATTGTGATTTTATTATATTATCTTCTTCATCTCGTATTATAATTCGAAATGAAATGAACTACGTTCGAACTAAGATAGAACTAGATTAGATAGTAGGGAGGGGAGGAAAAAGCCTAAAACGTGGAGGTATAATGGAGGATAAATCCGAATATATGGGGACGTTTGTCTGAAAAATTGGGGAGGCCGCCGTTTAAAAATCGATTTTGCTTAAAAAAAAAAGGAAAAAAAAGAGAGGGGGAACACCATACTTCTCTATATGTAACAACTTTTTGAAATTCAGAAGGTACCAGTACATTTATGGGAAAGTACCTGTTTTTCTCTCTCCCTTAATGATAATATACTACGTATATTATCTAGATAGGAGTAATATATATACTATATACCCTATATATACCTTATAAGGGGGAAAAATAATCTGTAAAAACGAGAAATAACCTGTAAGTATAATAATATACACTTAATTTTAAAGAAATCTAAAAAATGGCAATAATTTACAGCTATCCTTTACAGTCAACAGCAGTTGGAGATGATATAATAACAGGAACTAAGTCAGACGCTGTAGTTACTAGCAAAAATCCAACGGTATGTTGGAGAATAAGTACTCTTAAAAATTACACGTTAACAGAATTAGCAGGTAAACCCAAATATGATGACAATGCAGCAGCGTTAGCAGGAGGGTTAGCCGCAGGAGATATATATCAAACAACAGGAGCAGGTGCCGCACCGCTTAACGCAGCAGGCATTCTAATGGTAGTACAATAATATGGCAATACTTTACTCATATCCGTTAGAATCATCTATAGACGGATCAGATTTAATAACGGGAACCAAAGTAACAGGTGTGCCAGATAATCAAAAACCGACCGTAACTTGGACGGTAGCTACTTTACGAGAATATATCTGGGACGGAGGGATTACTAATAATTATATCCCAAAATGGGATACCATACAACAGAAATATGTAGATTCATACATGGTAGAGTCTACTAATTTAATAACAGTAAACAAAAAATTAAAGGTTGTTGAAGCAATTCAGGATAGCACTGGAGCTCCAGGAACCGCAGGACAAGTACTTACTAGCACAGTAACAGGAACAGAGTGGGCAAATGCTGCAGGAGCAACATTTACTTTTACTCAAGGTGTTCCAGCTGCTACTTGGGTCATTGTCCACAACTTAAATAAATTTCCATCGGTATCGGTGGTAGACACAGCTAATACTTCAGGATTTGGTGCTGTAGTATATGATAGCGCTAATCAATTAACAGTCACATTTTCCGGTGCATTTGCTGGGAAAGCATACTTAAACTAAAAATAAACATGGCAATAGAATTTTTAAATTCGGTAGATTTTAATCAAAATCAAATAGTAGCACCAGCGATAGAATCACTAGCTACGGCACCAGGAGCACCTGTAGAAGGGCAAATGTACTTTGATAGTACTGGTGGTGATAAAACAATGTATTACTGGAATGGATCTGCATGGAAATCAATGGATGGCTCAGCAGGTACAATGTCAGACTGGAAACTAAGAGATGATGACGGTGATGACAAAACAGTAAGTGACGGCTTATTTGTAAAATTTGTAGCCGCTACAGGTACATTAGGAACAAACGTAACAGGAACAGGTACTACTGGTGATCCATTTGTAATGACTATTACATCTCCAGATACTGATACTACATATAGCGTAGCAACAGCTTCTGCATTAGGACTTGTAAAACTAGAAGACGATACAGAGCAAAGTGTAGCTGCTAACGCGGTTTCTGCAACAGCTAGTCGTACTTATGGTATTCAGCTTAATAGTTCAGAACAAGCGGTAGTAAATGTACCTTGGACCGATACAGATACAACCTACAGCGCGATGACATCGTCTGCTCTAGGATTAGGTAAGTTAGAGGATGATACTACACAAACAACTGCGGCTAACGCGGTTACTACTACAGCAAGTAGAACTTACGGAATTCAATTTAACTCTTCAAATCAATTAGTGGTTAATGTGCCGTGGACGGATACTGATACCACTTACAGTGTAGCAACTTCTTCTGCACTTGGTCTAATTAAACTTGAAGATGACACGACACAGACAACAGCTGCTAATGCAGTTACAACTACAGCATCGAGAACTTATGGTTTACAATTAAATAGTTCTAATCAAGGTGTAATAAATGTACCATGGACTGATACAGATACTAACTATACTTATGCTTTAAGTGTAGGAGCTGTATCTTCTAATGAATCTACATTATCATTAACTGGTGGTGGAGGTGGTAGTACTACTACTGCTAAATTCTCAGGTACTACTGATGAAATAGAAATTACAACTCCTGCTACTGGAGATGGTGGTGATATTACAATTGGTTTACCTGCAGAAGTAACAATAACTACATCTTTAGATATAGACGGATCTGCTGTTGATGCATTAAAAATGACTTCTGGTAAAGCACAAACTGCTGCTACTACAGCGGGTGATGCTGATGCTACATTAACAACAAAAGGATATGTTGATGGTTTAGTAACTGGTGGTTTACAATTTAAAGGAACATTTAGAGCTGATACTGGTTTAATTCTTGGTGGTGGTTCTACTTATATATATCAATTAACAGGTAGTGCATTTGATCCATCTGCCACAAGAGTTGCGGTTGAAGTTGGAGATTATTATGTATGTGCAACTGCTGGTGGTGATTTTTACGGTGACGGTGGAACAGGTACTTGTTCTCCTACAAGACCAATAACAGTTGGTGATTCAATAATTGGTGTTACTGCAGCTAGTGCAACAGCATCTACATGTGCTAACTGGTCAATAGTAGAATCTAACGAAGGTGTTACCACATTTACAAATGCTAATGGAACATATGTTTCTGCTAGTACTGTAAACACTGGTGCTACAGGAGCAGTTACAGTTGGTACAATAGATTTATCTGCAGTAGATGGTACTTCAACTACAGGAACAAGATTCTTAAGTAAAGATAATACATGGGATGTTCCATCCTATACTACAGATACTACTTATAGCGCAGCAACTTCTTCCGCTTTAGGATTAATGAAACTAGCTTCGGACACACAACAAGATACCGCTGCTGAATCAGTAACTGCTACTGCAAATAGAACATATGGTATACAATTTAATTCTAGCGACCAAGCTGTAGTAAATGTACCGTGGACAGACACAAATACTACATATAGTGCTGCAACCTCTTCTGCTTTAGGATTAATGAAGTTAGAAGATGACACTGAGCAATCAGTAGCAGCAAACGCTGTGAGTTCAACTGCTAGTAGAACATACGGAATACAGTTCAACTCTAGTGATCAAGCTGTTGTTAACGTACCTTGGACTGATACAGACACAACTTACAGTTGTATGACTACATCGGCTTTAGGTTTAGGTAAATTAAGATATTCTCAAGGAGCTACCCCAGCGGCAGAAGCTCAAACAACTACTGCTAATAGAACATACGGTGTTACTGAGAATGGTAGTTGCCAACTAGTAGTTAACGTTCCTTGGACAGATACAACTGGAGCAGTAACTTCAGTGGCTGCATCGTCTAATAATGATGAACTTGGAGCTATTGTATCTCCTACAACGGGAGCAGTGAAAGTTGGTATTGATATTAAAGGAGCTACAAACTTAGGTGCTGTACCTGCTAGTGATGATGAATTATTACTTTATGACAATGATGGTGATGTTAATAAATCTATTACAGTTGAAAATTTATTACAATCAGCAACTAATGGAGCTTACGCGACATTAAATACATCTACAACGGGTGTATCTCAACAATCAGGTCCACCAGCTGGAACTGAAGGTTGGGTGGTTGATACAGGAACTATTCTTGGAGCTTCAGATGCATTATATGTAAGCTGTGAAGTTGTAAGAGTTTCTGACGGTCACACAGTTATTACCAGTGTAGAAAGATCTGGTGATGAAATAACAGTTAACTTTGTAGGAAGTAGTATATCTCAAGGAACATATGCTGTAATTCTGAACAGAGTAGTATAATTAAATAAAATAAACCCCATAATATGGCAGGAGTTGAAGTAATTGCAAATCAATCGATTTCCGGTACGTTATCCGTAGCAGACACCACAACATTATCAACAATAGCAAATGCTAGCGGTGATACAGATAAATTTTTAGTAAGTGATAGTGGTGCTGTTAAATACCGAACTGGGGCACAAGTACGTAGTGATATTGGGGCAGGTACTGGAGATGGTACAGTAACTGGTAGTGGTACTGCAACTAGAGTAGCTTTTTGGTCATCAAGTAGTGCTTTAAGTAGTAGTGGAGATTTATATTGGGACAACACAAATAGCCGCTTAGGAATCGGGACAGATACACCTGATGAAAAACTTCATATTGTAGATACTAGTGGTGCGAATATTATATTAAATTCTAATGCCGTTGCTGCAAATAGTGGTATTTATATGTCTGAAGGAGCAGATGCTACTCCTACTCAAAATGGGGCTTATATTTATTATGATGCAACTAATAATTTATTCTCAGTTGCAACAAAAACAGGTAGCGCTGCAACAATAGACAGGTTCACAATAGATAGAGATACTGGTGCTGCACAGTTTATTAACTCAGTTGGAATTACTGGAGGTCTAACAATATCTACTATAGCCGCAGTTGGTAGCGATACAGATAAATTCCTTATGTCTGATTCAGGCGAAGTTGCCTATGTAACGGGAGCCAACTTAAGATCATATATAGGTGCTGGAACAGGTGATGGTACAGTAACTGGTAGTGGTGCTGCAAACAAAGTAGCGTATTGGTCAAGTAGTTCTGCATTAACATATGACAGTAATTTTACATTTAATGGTACAGTGTTGGGACTTGCTGGTGATAATGATGTTTTACAAATAGGAACTGGTGGTGCTGGAACAACAAGTTTGTTTGCATTTACAGGAGATACTTTTTATATTCAAAACGATAGTGCTGGTGGAGCTGTTCAAATAGAAACTGATAGTTTTCTAGTTAAAAACAATGGAGCTGGGGAAACATATATAGAAGCTACAGACAATGGTTCAGTAGATTTATATTACGATAATTCAAAGAAAATTGAAACTACTAATACAGGGATTGATATAAGTGGAGGGTTTACTACTAGTGCTTCTTCAGACTGTGCTGGTTTAAATATGACCGCAGATATCGCAATGGCGGGTAACGACATTACATTAGATACTGGTGCTCATATTATCCTTGATCATACTTTAGGATCTGGCCAAGCTTCAGGAACTATAGTAAAATATGGTAGTGGTATATTAACAGCTGGTAAGATTTATGCTTTATATGCAACAATGGGAACTACAACTTGGCAAGCAGTTAACCAAACTGATTCTCATGCAGTGGATATGCTTGCGGTATCTATAGGAACAAGCGCTACATCAAATGGTATGTTATTAAGCGGTATACTTTATAAATCATCACATGGTTTTACAGTAGGCGCACCTCTTTATTTAGCTAGTAGTGATGGTGATTTTACAACTACTGTTCCTACTACAAGTAACTATTACGCTAGAGTATTAGGATACGCAATTGATTCTAGTCATATATATTTCTGTCCAGATAACACATGGGTAAAAATCGATTAAGTTATGCCAAAAATAGATGCGGGAAAATACGGGTATATTGGTTCAGCTAATTATACTAACTTTACTACCTCAAGAGAAACTGGGGCATCTGCTACAAGTCAACCAGTAAGTGCTAATACAAAAGTGGCAGAGTTTCATACAAATGCAGGAAAAGGTTCTAGAACATGGAGGTTTTATAGATTTTTCTGTGCATTTGATACATCGAGTTATTCTAGTGGATATACAATATCAAACCTAACATTTAATTATAGAAATACAGGAAGTACTACATGTAGTCCAACTATATGTTTTCCTACTTTTATATTTGTAAAGTCTACAGCTCAAGGAAGCGCTGATACTAATCTAGCAGTTAGTGATTATTATTCAAGCGTGGTTTATAGTACAGCTTATAGTTCTAATTTTAACCTATCTACATTAGCTGGTGATACTTCAGTTAGTTTAAATGCTACAGCAATAACTGATTTTGGTACAGGTTTATTAAAAGTAGTTATGGTACAATACGGTAATGATTATAGTGATACGACTAGTACATCAAATATGCAACAAGCAGCATACGCTAACTTTTCTGCAGGAAGTTCTGGTTATGTACCTTTTATAGAATTTGATGCTGTAGCTACTGGGTGGGAAAATGATATTAATGGAGTGGTTAATTCTAATATTCAAAGAGTTTTTCCAGTACCAGTTGCAAATATAGATGAAGTAATAGGAGTAGATTAAAAACAAAAATATGGCAATAATATATTCATATCCTTTATTAGGAAATAATTTACACGCAAATGATTTATTTGTAGTTTCAGATGTAAGTTCAGCTACTACACCAACAAAATCTATTAAGGCGAGACATGTAGCGGCGTTTATAAATTCTTATAATTTAGGATATTCAGTATACACAGCTTTAGTAACACAAGTAGGTGGATCTAATCCTACAGCAAATGTATTACAAAACAGTACAGGCGCAACATTAACTTGGGCTAGAACCAGTGCTGGACTTTACACAGTTACAGCAGATTCTGCAATTTTTACAGAGAATAAAACTATTGTATTTTTTGAGTCTAATCATATTTATACACAATTGAACTGGACTAGAACAAGTGCAACTATTATAACAGTAAATACTAATGGGGAAGATGATAGAATATCAAACGGTCCTTTAGAAATAAGAATATACGCTTAACCTGTAAAAATCACTATAAATAAGTGATAATAATAATATACCCGGCTCGGGCAGAGCATTAACCAAAATGTTTAATTAAAACCAAAACCAATGACATTTTATTACACAGCGACTAGATCGTGGAATAGTCAACCACAAGTTTCCGAGGAAACCAAAAAGCTATGGAAACACATAGCAAACAAAGAAAACTGGAGGATAGTTCAACTACCTAATGGTTTTTATCAAACCGAGTACCAAGACCTAAATAAGGAAGATACTTGGCACGATGTTACAAGACGCGAAACAATTGAAGGGGCTGAACAGGCTATTGATGCTTCAATTGAACATTATTCTAAGAAACTAGAATATATTAGCGGTCCTAAAATCGTGAAAACCTTTAAATAATCTAATTAAATTAAATTAAATACTATGATTGTAAAAAATCTTAATTTTGGCAGTGATGCTAAAAACAAGGTATTTAAAGGTATAGAAAAACTCACTAAAGCTGTTAGCTCCACATTAGGGGCTAGCGGCAAGTGTGTTATACTAGAAGATGGACAGGGAAATCCAATTATAACAAAAGATGGAGTAACTGTTGCAGATTCAATTATACTTTTAGATCCTGTAGAAAACATGGGTGCAACTCTTTTAAAAGAAGCAGCACGTAAAACAGTAAGAGAAGCTGGTGATGGTACCACCACTGCCACAGTATTAGCACATGCTATATTGGAAGAAGCTTATAAAGTTCTAGATAAAACAAATACAAGAGAAATAAAAGAAGGGATTTTATCTGGAGTTAAAAAAATAATAAAATACTTAGAACAAGTAGCTGTACCTGTATCTGGAAATATGATTGATCAAATAGCTACTATATCTACTAATAATGATGCAGAACTAGGTAGTTTAATAGGAGATGCATTTAGAGAGGTAGGAGAAACAGGTGTGGTTATAATGGAACCTTCAAGTCTTGGAGAAACAGAAGTAGAGATAGTAGAAGGTGTAGAGTATAATAAAGGAATATTAAATCCAAATCTAATAACAGACAAAGAGAAAAACATTTGTGAACTAGAAAATCCTTTAGTATTAATAATTGATTCTAAAATAGATTCTGTAAGACAGATACAATCTACTTTAGAACATGTTATTAAAAACAAACAACCTTTGTTAATTATAGGAGAATTAGAACCTCAAGTTCTATCTGCTTTAGTAATGAATAAAATTAAAGGAAATATTAAAGTAAACGTTTTAGAACCACCAGTATTTGGTTTAAGACGTAAAGAAATATTAGAAGATTTAGCATTATTAACAAATGCCCAAATAGTCAATGAGGATTTAGGTGATGATTTAAACACTATACAACTAGATTATTTAGGTACATGTTTAAAAGCAACTACAAATAACGATCAAACAATATTACAAATAGAAGGAGCAAATCCTGAAGTGGAAAAAATTATAAGTAAAATCAAAAAAGATTTAACTAAAAAATTAAAACCACATGAAGTAATAGGGTTAGAACAAAGATTAGCTAGATTAAGTGCTAAAGTAGCGGTTGTTAAAGTAGGAGCTAATTCAGATGTTGAATTAAAAGAAAAACAAGATAGAATTGAAGATGCTATATGTGCTACAAAAGCTGCGATTAAAGAAGGTATAGTTTCTGGAGGTGGTGTTGCATTACTTAATGCCGCGATGAATGTAGATGAAGATAATAGAGGAGAGGAAATTTTAAGTAGAGCAATAATTACTCCTTATAGATCAATATTAGATAATGCTGGATTAGACAAAATAACAATAGCCGCAGAACAAGGCGTGGGTATTGATGTGGTTACGGGAAATATGGTAAATATGATAGAGCATGGTATTATTGATCCATTATTAGTAACTAAAAGTGCTTTAACTAACGCAGCTTCTGTAGCAGCTACTATTTTATCAACTGATTGTGTAATCAATAATGTGAGGATCGATGAAAGCAGTAGGTAGAAATTTAATTATACAAAAAGCAGAAGAAATAACTACTCAAACAGAAGGTGGTTTATATTTATCTAAACATGATAGAAATGATATTAGATATATAGAAGCCGATATAGTATCTGTTGGAGAAGAAGTACCAGGTTTAACAAAAAATGATAAGATATTTTACGATAGACATGCTGGTCATCAGATTGAAATAGATGAAAAAATATATCATGTTATAAAGGCGCAAGACGTCGTCGTTGTTTTATGAAAAAGCTAGAAGCAAGGGATATTAAAAATATGAACTTGTTAAAACATTACCGTATAATACGCAGATGGGCTTCCAGAAATAACGACTTAAGAGATGCGGATCTAGAATTATTAATATATCTAGACTGCATAGGTCTCTTTACTAAGCATGATTTTGAAAAAGGAGTATATTCTTATAGTTGGGATAATAGAAGATGGAATAGATTAATTAAAAATGATTGGATTGTAGTGTGGAGACACAGAAATAGAACAACCCAAAAGTTTAATATTTATAAAGTTTCATTTAAAGGTCAACAATTAATTAGTAGAATATATAGAATTATGCTTGGAGAGGAAGATATTCCTAGTAGCGTAAGAAGAAATAAAATAATGAAGGGTGAAACCTATATGGATAGAGTTTTACAAACTTCAATAAAATATGTTAATAACGATAAAGAAAGATAATTATGAGTGCAGCATCAGCATCAGCGGCGGGAGCAGCGGCAACGGGTAATCAACCGCAAAATCAACTTTTAGGATCAGGCCCGATGGGCGCAGGTTTAAATCTATATGGCCCAAATTTAACCCAGACGCCAGGATTTTTCCACAATCTTCTCACTAATCCAGGGGACACTATGCAACAAATTAATAATAATCCTGGTGGTATGTATGGTACTGGAAGCTCAAATGTAGGTGCAAATGCAGCTATAGCACAGGGCGACCCTAATAACGTAACAGCAGAAGGATTTGGCACTAATACTGGAGCTACAGGTGTAGGTGGTGTTGCTAATACTTATGGAGCTCCTCCTCCTATGGGTGGTATAGGTGGTTTTTCAACCATGCCTGAAGTTAACTTTAATGTAGGTACTCAAAATGCAATGGGTGGTATATATGGAAATGAACAACAAAGACAAGCTTCTGTCGGTACAGATGTATTAAATACTGAAACATTAGATCCAGCTAGAAGAATGCAAAATAAAAACTTAAGATTAAAAGGATTAATTTAAAATAAAAAAATCATGCACAATAAAAAATATGATCCAGCAATGGAAAAATTAAAACCAGGAACAAAGGTTGGTATAGTAGGTGAATCTCATATATGGGATGGGCCTCTAGATCAAGCTGGAAGACCTCATGGAAGTGGGTCAAGTTCTGGGATAACAGGAATGTCAGTACTGAAAGCACCAGTATCTTACAAAGGAATGCCTATAACTGAATGTGCTAAAGTATATAATAAATAAAAAAAATAAACATGAGCACATATATAGCATCAATTAGTGTAGTCCCAAGTGACACTATTAATATCCCTCAACCTGGTGTTCTAGACAGTGGAACAAGCACGGCTGGTGCTGGCGCTGGTGAGTTAGAAGATACAGGAGCAGATTGGACAAACGCAACAACTAATGCTGCGTCCCCAGATGGATATAATATTAGTGGTGGTGATGTAGTATATAATACTACAGATTCTACAATAGCACAAATAACATCAGTACAAAATGCTACAACTTTAGATATAAGTACAAATACATTTCAAGGAGCAACAGATGCTTACGAAATATATAAAGGTAATTTAGGAGGAACTAATGGTTACTCTTTTTATGTAGGAACTTCAACAGGAGATAAGAAAATTAAAGTATTAGATATTAATGGAAATACTACTATTTTAGAAGGTATAGAAGCGAATACTGTATACGATTTACAAATAGTTAGAGTTTATTCTACTGATACAAGTGGAGTATCTAATATAGTAGCTTTACAACAAGCTTAATAATTTAAAACAATATCATGGGATATAATCAATCAAACAACCCGTTTTCAAGAAAAGCTTCACCATTGAATCAAAGTGAGACACCTAAGAAAAAAAAGAAAGCAGAATGTCCACCAGGGTGGATAAGAAATAAAAATGGTGATTGTGCCCCACCTAAAAAAGGCAAACCTGAACCACAGGCAGAACCAGATCCTAGACCATCAAGAAGATCTTCTTCACCATTAAATCAAGTTGAAGAACAAGTTTATGAACACGAATTAGGTCATGATGAAATATATGAAGATACAAGGTCTGGTGAAAATTATCTTGAACAAGAGTCTTATGAGAAACCTGGATACGATGAATATGGTGGTAAAATAAGAGGAAAAAAAGGAAGGAAAACCAGAAAATTAGAAAGAATTAAGCAAGATATGAAGGATATTGGCCATAGAATAATGTTTGAAAAAACTCCTGATACTATAAGCCAGAAAGCGGATAGGAAATTTGATAAATATTTAAAAACTAAAAAACAATTAAAAAACTTATAACATGGAAAAAGGACATATAGGAGAATATACTGGTAATAATACCAAGTTAATGAAATCTCCTGAAATAAAATACGCAGGAGATATAGCAGATGAAACTGCTCAAGCTCACGAGGGATCACCAGCTTATAGAAAAGCATCACCTTTAAATCAAAGTATGCATAAAAAACTGGAAAAAATTGAAAAGAAAAAGGTGGTAAAAGATCCAGTATATGACGAATCTAATAGAGAGAGTAGACCAATAATGCAAGATTTACCACATCATTCACAAGAAAGATGGGACGAATATCAAGCAAGAGGTTGGGCGTCGGATGACACCGTTACTCCTTATAGAATGCACATGGAGAAGAATTTGGTTCCGCTATCTCGTAAATCATCTCCTTTAAACGATATGGCTGGCGGACTTACTCATGCACAAATGAGTGAAAAATCTCCGGAAAATTTAGCAGGTCATTTAAAAAATCGCGACGCTCATAAAAGAGGTGTTTCTAGAAAATCATCTCCTTTAAATGCAGATTATGATAAAGACATGGCTGAACTAAGGATTAAAATTAAACATGCTAAAGAAGACATCTGGGAAGATGATAAAAAAAAGTGGGAGAATAAATAAATAATGGGAAATGTTTTAGGTAAAATTAGAACAACATTACAAAATCCTACTACTACATTTAAAATAGGATTTAATAATAGAACTCCAAATCCATTAGGTAGAAAATCTAGTCCCTTAAATGCTTATTCTATTAAGGGTAGTAAATATTCTAAAGACTGGACAGCATCAATTCCTACTGTAAATTGGGAACCTAGTGATTTTGATCCAGATCCTACTGGTAAGGTTATTAATGCTGAGGTTAATAAAATATCTAATATAGCTGATATAATAGGTAGTACTGCTAAAATGGCAGGACATTTTATTGAAAAAAAGAAAGCTAAAAAAGCTAGCGATGAAAAGTTTAAAAAAGATTTAAAAGATGTTAAAACATATGGTATTACACATGAATTAGAATTTGAACCTCAAGAAGTTAGTTTAAATCCAAAAGATCCAGCAGAAGATACACAAGAAAAATGTAATGCTAGAGGAGGTTTATGGGTGATGGGTGCGTGTAACATAAAATAACAGTATGAGAACTGTATAAAACTCGGTCAAACAATAACAATAACAATAACAAAACACAAACAAAATGGCAAAGTTTATTAAATTTGACATTCGTAATTCTGGTAATGGAGTAGATGCTACTTCTGGAGCTAGATACGTTAATGTTGATGACATTGAAAGCGTAACTGACGTAATTGGTGGTGGTCCTGGATATGCAGTCCAAATAGTCCTTAAAGGATTAACTGGAGCTGGTATACAGTCTGCTAACAACGTAAACTACGGTGCAGATGCTGCTCAAGGAATTCTTGCAGTTACTTCTGAAATGAGTGCTAGAGTAATTACTTTATTAGTACAAACTGATGTAACAATTGCTGCAGGTGCTAACAGTGCTGATCCAGGTGCAATTACCGTAGAAGGTAACATGCCTTCAGTAGCAGTTAGAAAAGCTATGTCTGCTAACCCAGGTGGTGTAGTAGCTACAGCTCAATTAGGACTTGACGGTGGTGGTGTAAGAGGAACAGACAGTCAAATGTACTGGAACTCATTCGCGATTGCTAACACATCTCCAGCACCAGCTGCTTCGTAAATGAAAGCAACTGGCTTAGGTGATGCAGTAGAGTCTTTCACAAAAGCAACAGGTATCAAGAAAGCGGTAGATACTATTTCTACCGCTGTTGGTACTGATTGTGGTTGTGGAAAGAGAAAAACATTATTAAACAAATATTTTCCTTTTAAGTAATGGCTTTTAAAATGAGACCAGCTCCATTTGATTTAGATTGGACACCTGTTTATAGGGCTCCAATTGAAGATGGTGCGCTTGGTAAGGGTAATAAAAACGGTACTATTCTAGTATCAGATGAATTACATCCAGATGATGAACAAAGCATTGTAGATCACGAGAAAGTTCATATAGAACAAATAAAACGCGGTGATTTAGATTATGATGACGAATGTGTTTATTGGAAAGGTAAGTGTTATAAAAGAGGTGAAATGGATGAAGGACATCCAGATTTGCCTTGGGAAAAAGAAGCGTATGATCGTACTGATCCATTTGAAGCGTTATAAAAAATAAAATTATGGGATATAATCAAGGTGGTAATCCATTTTCAAGATTACCAAAAGGAAAAAAATTAGAAGAAATTAGAGAAAAACCTGGTAGTTCTAATGCTGGTAAATATCCAGATGTTAAATCATTTTGTGGTCCAGCCGGTGGAGCTGCAGAGGGAACTTATCCAGTCAATACAGTAGAAAGAGCTAAATCTGCTATTAAATTAGCTCATAATGCACCAGACCCAGAAGGTATTAAATCTTGTGTGTATAGAAAATACCCGGAACTTAAAAAAGACAAATAAAATGGCTTATAAACAAAACAATCCATTAAGTAGAAAATCCTCTCCATTAAAACATAATGTGCTAGATCCAAGAGGAGGAGTATGGCCACATGATCATGGACAAGTAGAACCAGGACAATATTGGAGTAAAAAAAATCCAGATGTTGACCTAAGTCAATATGTTAGTGGGTACGCGCATTCACCAAAAATAATAAAAGGAAGTTCTAATTTTGGTGTTAGACCTAACAGAGCGGTTGTAGATGATACTACTGGAACTAAAAGATTAACAACTGGCGAAAGAGCAACAGAAGCTAATTATGCAAGAGATTATGCTAATACACTAGCAGATATGTATAATACTGGTCAATTAACTGGTGGTAACTTTTTAGCAGAAGATTTTTATAAAAGACCTTCTAAATTATCTATAAAAGGTGGTAAAGTTAAAGTAACTCCACGTTATAAAAGTGTAAGAGGTGGTTCTGAAGGTTTATCAGGACAACATTTTAACTTAAACATGGTTGATGATCCAAGTCAATGGGTTGCACCAGAAACTCAATTTACAGGAGATCAACTTTATGATATGATGTTGCAAGGTGGTGGATTAATAAGTCTAGGTGAAGGCGGTTGGGCTGCTGGTAATCCTAATCAAGCTTTGCATGATGAATATTCTAGTTTAGCATTTTCACCTCCAACTGATATTGACGGTAATATTATTCAAGGATCAGCTTGGGATTCAAGAGTAGCAGGTGCAGATGCTTGGGAAGCTGCTGGTAAACCAAAAGGTGATTTTTCTAATCGTGGTATTAGAGATACTTACGATACGACACCAATTGGTCAAGGAAGTCATTATCAATGGGATTATGGTGACCAAGATCCTAATATGTATTTACCTACAGGTTATACATTAGCTGATGAGGGTGATGAAAGATTTATAGTAAATGAGGAAGTAGTTGAAGAAGAACCTAAGAATATTGCAGACATACTAGCGGCAAGACAACGTGGACCTTCTAGAAAATCTAGTAAAGAAGAACCTTTTTATAGAAGATCATCTAAATCATCACCATTAAATCAAGTAGATCCAAGAGTGGGTGAAGCATTACCAGGATACGATTATACTAGTGAAATAGGAGAAAAAGTTTTAGTAACAGATCCAGTTACTGGAGAAAAATATTGGAATACTCCAACCACTTATAGTGGAACAATGAATGTTCCAGGAGTAGAAGAAGTTCCAGGAATATATGAACCAGGAACACCAGGAGGAACTCCAGTTAATCCTAATCCTGATAATTTACCACAAGAAGTATTAGATCAAAATTGGACAAATTTCTGTTTAGAAAATCCTACCGATCCAAGGTGTCAAGGTTTTAATGAAAGAATGGGAATAACACTTCCTCCAACAGAAGTTCCAACAAATGAAGTTTTATCAGATCAATATATAACAAATTTAAGAGAACCTTATATAGAGGAAGAAATAATTGAAGAAGAAGAATATAATCCTAATCCATTTGGTTTAAGTGGAGGATCACTAAAAGGTAAAGGATTTGAATTTACTCTTCCTCAATTAGAAATGATGAGTCTTCCTCAATTAAGAGCTGCTAAAAGTAAATGTGGAAGTTGTAAATCTGCTGGGTTAATAAATGTATTATTAGGTAGAAGAAGCGGATAATGGCAAAAAAGAAATTTAAAGATACAACCGTTGGACAACTTCTTTTTGGAGCTGCATCAGTAATAAACCCTACATTAGGAAATGTATTACAAGGTGTTACTTCACCTAAAGAGGCTATTGAGGCTATAACAAAATCAAATGCTCCAGCAGAAGATAAAATAAAACTCCAACAAATAATATACGAACAACAGAATAAAGAAATACAAGCTATCACTTCAAGATGGGAGGCAGATTCTATGTCTGATTCTTGGATGAGTAAGAATGTACGCCCACTAGTATTAGTATGGTGTATTGTTGTTTTTTCTTTTGCCGGTATATTAGACAGTGTTGAAACTATACCATTTCACATAAATGCTACATGGAACGATACCTTTGAAAAAGTTATGATGGCTGTTGTTTTAGCTTATTTTGGTGGACGTAGTGGAGAAAAGGTAACAAGTATATTTAAAAAGTAAAAAACCTTAAAAATAGGTGATTATTATTAAAGAATATTAAATTAAATTAAATTAAATTAAATTATTATGAAAAACTTAGTATTAAGTATTATAATGCTATTTAGTATGACTACTTATAGTCAGATATCTAAAGACCTAAGAGGTGTTTGGAAATCTCCTGAAAGTAGTTTTTACGTAATGGTAACAGGAAATGAAACCTCAGGATTAAATTTTACTAATGTATCTTGGGTATCAAATCTAACTTTAAAAGAAACTGTACTAAAAGTAACAGATACATCTGTAACAACAAGTATAGAAAATCCAACAACAGATTGGAAAGTAACAGTTGTTTATACCCAAGTAAATAAAAACACTATTAAATGTGAATTTACCGGTAGCACTAATCAAACAAATATTTATAAAAGATATTATTTATTAACAAATTAAATTAAATAAAATGGCAAAAAAGAAAGTAGAAAAAGTAGTTAACAAGTTAGAAGAACAAGAATTAGATAACATATTAAAATCTCAAGATTCTATTGGTAGAACTATTCAACAAATAGGAATGCTTGAAAGTGATAAACATGAGTTATTACATACCTTAGCTGGCTTAAGAACAGATCAAGAAAAGCTTAAAGGTGATTTAGAAGAAAAATATGGATCTATTAACATTAACTTACATGATGGATCTTTTGAAGAAATAAAAGAAGACAAGAAAGAGGAAAAATAAAATGGATAATGTAATACGTAAGATCAGCATTGGTTCTGATTATAAAAACGACGCTATGCATTATTCTGTGGGTCAACAAGTGTATGGAGGACATATTATATCTCATATACTATTAGACTCTGAAGATAATTCTTATAATATTCATATAAAAAAAGACAATGAGGTATTACCATGGAAAAAGTTTAATTCGAACATGGCTATATCTATTGAATATGATTTAGAATATTAATGAAAAGCTTATACGATTTTATAGTAGAACCTTTGGGTGATAGATATGCGAATAAGATTAAGATTGGAAATGAAGATTTAGTTTTAAACACTAAAATAGAAACTTTTCAATTTGTAAATAGGTTAGCAAAAGTAATAGAAACACCTATTGCTTTTACTACTCCTATTAAAAAAGGTGATATAATAATAATACATCAAAATATATTTAGAAGATTTTACGATACGAAAGGTAAACAGAAAAATAGCCGTTCATATTTTAAAGATAACATGTATTTTGCGTCAGTAGATCAAATTTATTTTTATAAAAATAACAATGAATGGGTGTCTATTAATGAAAGATGTTTTATAAAACCTTTAAAAAACACAAATGCTCTAAGCATCATAAAAGAACAACCTAATATTGGGATACTAAAAGTAGGTAATACTACATTAGATGCACTTAATATTAATCCAGGGGATAAGATAGGATTTAAACCCGGAGGAGAATGGGAGTTTATTATAGATGAAGAGCGTTTATATTGTATGAAATCAAATGATATTGTTATAAAGTATGAGTACAAAGGAAACGAAGAAGAATATAATCCAAGCTGGGCAGATAGCAGTAAAAGAGTTAATCAAAGTTGCTAAAGAACCCATCATAGATTATGGACCAGACATTTCAGCAGACAGACTAAAGAACGCTGCAGCGACAAAAAAGCTAGCTATATTTGATGCTTTTGAAATACTAAATAGATTAGAAGAAGAAAAAAATCTATTAGAAGATAAACCAAAAGTAGAAGAAAAAAAAGAATCTAAGTTTAAAGGATTTGCAGAAAGAAGATCTAAGTAATGTACGAGCAAAATTTATATAAGATTTTACCCAACTATGTTAAATCTAAAATTCTAAAAAAGAATAATAGGTATAAAAAATGGGAGTATGGTTACAATGAAGAACACGATTTTATAGTTATCAGTAAATCTGGAATGATTGGTGATGTTTATGAAATACAAGGTTTAAAGATAGCGTTACCTAAAGAATCAAAAGAAGTTTATAAATTTGATTCTAATAGATGGGAAAGAACTCAACTACCTAAGGTTTTAAATAAAATTAAAAGTGTTTTCGAGTGGGATAAATATCCTGAAGATTTTAAAGAAAAGTGGTATGATTTTATTGATGAGGAATTTAGAAGACGTGAAGAAGGCTTTTGGTTTTATAATAAAGGTAAACCTACTTATCTTACAGGCACTCATTACATGTATTTACAATGGAGCAAGATTGATGTTGGACCACCAGATTTTAGAGAAGCCAATAGACTATTCTTTATATTCTGGGAAGCATGTAAAGCAGATACAAGATGTTACGGGATGTGTTATCTTAAAAACCGTAGATCTGGATTCTCTTTCATGGCGTCAGGTGAAGTTGTTAATTTAGCTACAATATCAAGTGATTCACGATATGGAATATTATCTAAAACTGGTCCAGATGCTAAGACTATGTTTACTGACAAGGTTGTACCAATCTCAGTTAATTATCCGTTCTTTTTTAAACCGATTCAAGATGGTATGGATCGACCTAAAACAGAGCTAGCATATAGAGTACCAGCTTCTAAATTTACTAGAAGAAAGATTATAACAGGTGAAGTAGCAGAAGAGTTACAAGGTCTTGATACCACTATTGATTGGAAAAATACAGGAGATAATAGTTATGATGGTGAAAAATTAAAACTATTAGTACACGATGAATCAGGTAAATGGGAAAGACCCAATAATATATTAAATAACTGGAGAGTTACTAAAACATGTTTACGATTAGGTAGTAGAATTATTGGTAAATGTATGATGGGTAGCACTTCAAACGCCTTAGATAAAGGTGGTGATAATTTTAAGAAATTATATGAAAGCTCAGACGTTACAAAAAGAAACGCCAATGGACAGACTCGCTCAGGATTATATAGTTTGTTCATACCTATGGAATGGAATTACGAAGGATACATTGATTCTTATGGCGTACCTGTATTCGAAACCCCAGCTGAACCAAAAGAAGATCCCCATGGTCAAAAAATAAAACTTGGGGTTTTAGATTATTGGAAAAATGAAGTAGATGGTTTAGCGGATGATCAAGATGCTTTAAATGAATTTTATAGACAATTCCCTAGAACAACTAAACACGCGTTCAGAGATGAATCTAAAAATTCTTTATTTAATTTAACTAAGATATACCAACAAATAGATTGGAATTCTGATATATCTAACTCTAATGTTATTACTCAAGGATCATTTCAATGGGTCGGAGGAATACAAGATACAGAAGTAAGATTTGTACCTAATAAGAGTGGTAGATTCTATGTTACATGGGTACCACCATCAAGATTACAAAACAATGTTATATTGAAATTAGGTAAAAAATATCCAGGTAATGAAAGTTTAGGGGCATTTGGTTGTGACCCTTATGATATTTCAGGTACCGTAGATGGTAGAGGATCTAATGGTTCTTTACATGGTTTAACTAAATTTAGTATGGAGGATGTTCCTCCTAATCATTTCTTTTTAGAATATATAGCTAGACCACAAACAGCAGAGACATTTTTTGAAGATGTTTTAATGGCATGCATATTTTACGGGATGCCAATACTTGCAGAAAATAACAAACCTAGACTTTTATATTATTTTAAAAGAAGAGGTTATAGAGGTTTTGCAATGAATAGACCAGATAAAATATATAATAAATTATCTGTAACAGAGAGAGAAATAGGTGGAATACCTAATTCAAGTGAAGATATTAAACAAGCTCACGCGGCTGCTATTGAATCATATATAGACGGTTGTGTTGGTTTATTAGAAAATGGTTCTTATGGAGATACATACTTTCAAAGAACCTTAGATGACTGGGCAAAATTTAATATAAATAATAGAACATCACATGATGCTTCTATTAGTTCTGGTTTAGCTCTAATGGCATGCAATAAAAATAAATATAGACCCGTTCCAAAACTTATTAGACAACAATATGATTTAGGAATAAAAAAATATGATAACAGAGGTTCTTTATCAAAAATTATAAACTAAATGAATATAAATTATAATAATAGTATATTTCCTAGCCAAGTAGTTAGTGATGCAGAGAAATCTAGCATAGAGTATGGAGAGAAAGTTGCTCGTGCTATTGAAAGTGAATGGTTTGCTCAAGGTAGAACAAATGGTAATAGATACTTAACTACATGGAATAATTATAATCGATTAAGATTATACGCGAGAGGTGAACAACCTACTCAAAAATATAAAGATGAATTATCTATTAATGGAGATTTATCTTATCTTAACTTAGACTGGAAACCAGTACCTATTATTTCTAAATTTGTAGACATATTAGTTAACGGTATATCAAATAAAGAATATGATATAAACGCTTTTGCAATTGATCCTCAATCTTTAAACAAAAGAACTAATTATGCTAAAGCTATTGCAACAGATATGTTTGCAAGAGAAAGTATGAATAAAATTAATTCTCAATTAGGAATTGATTTAGCTCAAACTCAAATACCTGAAAATGAATTACCTCAAACTATGGAGGAATTAGAACTTCATATGCAGTTGAGTTATAAACAAAATATAGAAATAGCTGAAGAAGAAGCTATTGATCAAGTATTAAAACAAAACAAATACGACTTAGTTAAACGTAGAGTTAATTATGATTTAGTAACTTGTGGTATTGGTGCAGTTAAAACCAATTTTAATTTAGCAGAAGGAATAACTGTTGACTATGTAGATCCAGCGCACATTGTATATTCTTATACAGAAGATCCAAATTTTGAAGATGTATATTATGTTGGAGAAATAAAAGCAATTACTATTCCAGAATTAGCAAAACAATTCCCTGGTATCCCACCTGAAGAATTAAAGAAAATACAAGCTAATAAAGGTAATAGAAATTATCTTTATGGATATGGAGATTTCGATGAAAATACTGTACAAGTACTTTATTTCGAATATAAAACATATAGTGATCAAGTTTTTAAAATAAAAGAAACTCCTAATGGATTATTAAAAGCTCTAGAAAAACCTGATACTTTTAACCCACCTTCAAATGATAATTTTGAGAGAGTAGGAAGAACTATAGAAGTTTTATATAAAGGAGCTAAAGTGTTAGGAACAAACACAATGTTAGAGTGGAAGTTAGCTGAGAATATGACTAGACCAGCTGCAGATACTACTAAAGTAGAAATGAATTATGCTATATGTGCTCCTCGTATGTATAAAGGTCGTATTGATTCTACAGTGGGTAGAATAACTGGGTTTGCAGATATGATCCAATTAACTCATTTAAAGTTACAACAAGTATTAGCTAGAATGGTTCCAGATGGAGTGTTCTTAGATATGGATGGGCTTGCAGAAGTTGATCTAGGTAATGGTACTAACTATAACCCAGCTGAAGCATTAAACATGTATTTTCAAACTGGTTCTGTAGTAGGTAGATCATTAACACAAGATGGTGAACTAAATAGAGGTAAGATACCAGTTCAAGAATTACAAACCTCAGCATCGCAGGCTAAAATAGCTGCTCTTATTCAAACATATAATTATTATATGCAAATGATAAGAGATGTAACCGGATTAAATGAAGCTAGAGATGGTAGTTTACCAGATAAAGATACTTTAGTCGGAGTACAAAAATTAGCTGCACAACAATCTAATATTGCTACTAAACATATAAACAATGCTAGTCTTTATATAACTTTAAGAATCTGTGAAAACATATCTAAAAAAATAGGTGATTTAATTGATTTCCCTCTTACTGCTAACGCGTTAAGAAATAGTATATCTATATTTGATACAGAGACATTAAGAGAAATAGATCAATTAAACCTTCATGATTTTGGCATTTTCTTAGATTTAGAGCCAGATGAAGAAGATAAGCAGATGTTAGAACAAAACATTCAAGTAGCTTTAGCTAGTGGAGGAATTGATTTAGAAGACGCGATAGATATTAGACAAGTACGTAATATAAAGTTAGCTAATCAAATGCTAAAATTAAAGCGTAAACAAAAGCAGCAAAGAGAACAAGCTATGCAAGAGCGTCAAATTCAATTGCAAGCTGAAGCTAATGCTAAAGCAGCTCAACAAGCAGCGGAAGCTGAAGTACAAAAACAACAAGCTCTAGCTGAAAAAGAATTACAAATTGAACAAGGTAAATCTCAATTTGAAATACAAAGAATGCAAACTGAAGCAGAAATTAAAAGACAGCTTATGGCTGAAGAGTTTAATTATCAAATGCAATTAGAGCAAATGAAAATGCAAGCAGAGCAAGAAAAAGAAAAAGAAATAGAAGATAGAAAAGATAAAAGAATTCAAATGCAGGGCACTCAACAAAGTGAAATGATAGATCAAAGACAAAATAATCTATTACCTGTAGATTTTGAACAACCACAACAACCGTTGTTACCTGGTTTAATAAGTGAACAAGCAGAGCAACAACAACAACAACCAAGTATTTAATAACTATTTAATTATATTATATTATGGCAGAACAAAAAGCGGCCGTAGAGGTCAAACAAGAAGGTGATTTTAAAATAAAAACACCTAAGCGTAAAGCTAAAAATTTAGGAAAATCAAGTGATGAACTTGTAAAAGTAGATTTCACAAAACCAGAAGCACAAGGAGAAGTAGTTCCTGATGTGGTAAAACTGGATTTAACAAAAGAAACAGAAACAGATGCCGTTCAAACACCAAAGACAGATGTGGGCGATGCTCCTATCGAAGAACAAAAAGACAGTGAAGACAGCAAAGGATTGGTTGAAGAAGTACGGGAAACCGAACAAAAAGTAGACACTCCTATTGAAGAAATTGTAGAATCTACACCAGAAAAAATTGAAGAAATTCAAAAAGAAGTACATGAATCTATTGTAGAACAACCTAAGTTACCAGAAAATGTAGATAAACTAGTAAAGTTTATGGACGAAACTGGAGGTACAGTAGAAGATTATGTAAAACTTAATAGAGATTATAGTAATCTAGATGATGATTCATTACTAAGAGAGTATTATAATCAAACTAAACCACATTTATCATCAGAAGAAATATCTTTTTTGATTGAAGATAATTTTCAGGTAGATGAGGATTTAGACGAAACAAAAGATATACGTAGAAAAAAACTAGCTTATAAAGAAGCTGTTGCTACCGCTAAAAAAGACTTAGAAACTTTAAAAACTAAGTATTACGCTGATATAAAACAGCGTCCAGGTGTTAATCAAGAGCAACAAAAAGCAGTAGATTTTTTCAACCGTTACAATAAACAGCAGGAAGAGGCCAAGAAAGCTCAACAAGATTTTGTAAATAAAACTAACACTCATTTTAGTGATGAATTCAAAGGTTTTGATTATTCAGTAGGAGAGAAGAAGTTTAGATATAAAGTAAATGAGCCTTCAAAGGTAGCTAATTCGCAAACTGATATAAACAACTTTATAGGTAAGTTTACTGATAAAGATGGTAATTTAATAGATCATGCGGGTTATCACAAAGCTCTTTATGCTGCGATGAACACAGATAAACTAGTTCAACATTTTTATGAACAAGGAAAAGCTGATGGTGTTAAAGACATCGTACAAAAATCCAAGAACCCATCTAAAGAAACACCGAGGCAAGTTGCCAGTGGGGATGTTTTTGTAGGAGGAATAAAAGTTAAGTCAATTAGTGGAGCCGATTCATCAAAATTAAAAATCAAAAAACGAACATTTAATAATTAAAATTAGAAATAATGGCTTTAACCCCACAATTCGGTACGATAGTACCTAGTCAATCTCAAGAGATTTTGGCTTCAAACTATCTACAATGGACTAACAACGGGGCCGCTAACTTCGCAGATTTCGCGCAACAATATTTGCCTGAG